AAGGTATTGACTATGGATATGCTTCAGAAAGCTGTTGTTTATGGGGAATAATGGACATAAATGACAATACTTTAATAATTTATAGAGAATTATACAAAAAAGGCTTGACAGGAGAGGAATTAGCTAGTATAATAACAGATATGGAGACAGAAGACCCTTTTTCTGTTAGTGGTGTATTAGATACTGCAGCATGGGCAAATACAGGAACAACTGGTCCTACTGTCGGAGAAAGTTTAGTAAGAGCTGGTCATAAGTTAAGACGAGCTGATAAAAATAGAATACAAGGTAAAATACAAATACACGAGTATTTAAAAGTTAGAGAGAATGGTAGACCTAGGTTACAAATATTTAACACTTGTCCAAACTTAATAAGAGAATTACAATCTATACCATTATCTAAAACTAATCCAGAGGATGTAGATACTCATGCTTCTGACCACGCATATGATGCTTTGCGTTATATGATAATGAGCAGACCAAGAATGGATAGTCCATTAGAAAGAATAAGAGGACTTAAAAGAGAAATGTATAAACCTTTAGACTCTACATTTGGTTATTAATATGGAAGAAAATACATTTTTAAATGCTGATAATCTTTATGAAGAAGTAGAGGGTGAATCTGGAAAGACATTATCTTTAGAAGAAGAACAACAAAGAAACCTTATTGGTATTATTAAAGGTAGATATGCTCAAGCAGAAAATGCTAGAGATATAGTTGAAAAAAGATGGATAAGAGCATATGAAAACTATAGAGGTTTATATGCTAAAAATGTTAAATTTAGAGAATCTGAAAAATCTAGAATATTTGTTAAGATAACTAAAACAAAAGTATTAGCAGCTTTTGGACAATTAGTAGATGTAATATTTGGAACAGGTAAGTTTCCTATTGGTATATCAGAAACTAAAATACCAGAAGGTGAAACAGATTTTGCACACTTAGATACTTCAAATCCTATACCTAATATAGAAACAACTCAAGGTGAAATACCAGATGATATTGGTAATAGAATAGATAATCCTTATGATGTTGGTTATGAAGGAGATGGTAAAGTATTAAAACCGGGTGCTACTTTTTACAACGGAGTATTTGAAGATAGTCTTGAAGACCAAGCTAAAGAAGCAGGTATATTAGCTGATGGTGTAAGTTATAATCCACAAGAATTAGAATTATCTCCAGCACAAAGAGCTGCAAGAAGAATGGAAAAACTTATTCATGACCAGATAGATGAATCAAAAGGTTCTTCAGAAATAAGAAATGCTTTATTAGAATCTGCTTTACTAGGAACAGGAATTGTAAAAGGACCATTTAATTTTAATAAAAAATTACATAAATGGAGTTTGAACGAAGAAGGTAATAGAGAATATAACCCATTACAAGTTAGAGTTCCTAGAATAGAGTTTGTAAGTTGTTGGGATTTTTATCCTGACCCTTCGGCAACTACTATGGAAGAATGTGAATATATAATCCATAGACACAAAATGAATCGTAGTCAATTAAGACAATTACGAAACATGCCATACTTTGATGAAGATGCTATTCGTGAAGCTATTCAAATGGGTGCTAACTATGTTGAAAAAGATTATGAGTATGCTCTTAAAGATGATAATAAAATGGAAGAAGATTATCAAACTAACTTTGAAGTTATTGAATACTGGGGTATGATGGATGCTGAGTATGCAAGAGAGGTTGGTATAGACCTAGATGACTCTATAGATGATTTAGATGAAGTTCAAATAAATGCATGGATGTGTGGCGATAAATTACTTAGAGCAGTAATAAATCCATTTACTCCATATAGAATACCCTATCATGCTTTTCCATATGAAAGAAATCCATATAACTTTTTTGGTATTGGAGTAGCAGAAAATATGGATGACAGTCAGCAAATTATGAATGGTCATGCAAGAATGGCTATTGATAATTTGGCAATGTCAGGTTCACTTGTTTTTGATGTAGATGAGTCTGCTTTAGTTGGTGGACAAAGTATGGAAATATATCCCGGAAAGATATTTCGTAGACAAGCAGGAATGCCCGGACAAGCTATACATGGTTTGAAGTTTCCTAACACATCACAAGAAAACTTAATGATGTTTGATAAGTTTAGACAACTTGCAGATGAACAAACTGGAATACCTAGTTACTCACATGGACAAACAGGAGTTCAAAGTATGACAAGGACTGCTTCAGGTATGTCAATGTTATTAGGAGCATCTAGTTTAAATATTAAAACTGTTATCAAAAATCTTGATGACTTTTTATTAAAGCCACTTGGAGAATCTTACTTTCAATGGAACATGCAGTTTCACGAAAGTAATTTAGATATTGAAGGTGATTTAGAAGTTAAAGCTACTGGTACAAATAGCTTAATGCAAAAAGAAGTTAGAAGTCAAAGACTTACTATGTTCTTACAAACTGCACAAAGTCCAGCTATTGCACCATTTGTTAAGATTTCTAAACTCGTAAGTGAACTTGCTTATAGCTTAGATTTAGACCCTGATGAAATACTCAACGACCCTGAAGAAGCAGCTATAATGGCACAAATAATAGGAATGCAAAATGCTGGACAAACAAATGGCGAGGAAGCTCAATCCCTTGGTCAACCACCCTCAATGGGAGGATTACAAGGAGTACCTGAACAATCTCAAGAACTTGGCGTTACAGGAACTGGTGGTGGCAACATCGGAACAGGAGATGTTCCGTTGCCAGGGGAAGATAGCTTTTCTGGTACGCTTAGAGCAACTGGACCTGCAAGTTAGAGAAGCAATAACAAGAAAAGAGGAGATATAATATGTTAGATTTATTAGACACAATTATGAAAATAGTAGGAGTAATACCATGGATAGTTTCAATATGCTCTATGATTGCAGCTATAACACCTACTCCATTGGATGATAATTTAGTAGGTAAAGCTTACAAAGTTATAGATTGGTTTGCACTTAATATAGGAAGAGCAAAGGAGAAATAATGGCAAAAAAATTTCCAGACTTAACAGGTGATGGTAAAGTAACTCAAGCTGATATATTAAAAGGCAGAGGAGTTTTCCAAGAAGGTGGCTCTATGGATGACCAAATGATGATGGTTATGAATGTAAAACCTATGGAATCAGATGATGTCATGGAAGATAATTATACACAATTTATTATGGAAGAAGCATTGACAGAAACAGAAGAAGATATGCTAACTTCTAAACTAGAACAAGATGAGGAACTAGCTATGCTTTTTGATAAAGTTATAGATGTTGCTCAAGAATTTGCTGGGTCTGGTCCTGTTGAAGGACCGGGGTCAGGAGTCTCTGACAGTATACCTGCAAGGTTGTCTGATGGAGAATTTGTCTTTACTGCAAAAGCTACAGAAGAAATCGGAGCTGATGAATTAATGCGTATGATGAAAGATGCTGAAGCTGCTGCAGACAAAAGACAAGAAATGCAAACGGGTGGTCCTGTGGAAGAAGAAACTATGACTACACAAACTAATGAACCTAATGTACAGGAAATTAGAGTTGTTAAAGAAACAGTTGATTCTGCTGGGAGAATGATGGAAGATGAAGATGAAATATCAAAAGATATTAAATCTCAAATGATGTTAGACCCCAACCAAAGACATGTCCGTAGCTAATAAGCGATAAAGCCACCCTATTAGCGTAGGCACTTTATCATATTTAAACCAGAAAGGCTACCTTTACAACAAGCCCTCTTGTCGACAAAGAGCTACCTTGTGAACGAAGCCCTGAGTAAGGAGTAAAAGAAAATGACTAATGAAGTCCAAACAGAGGAAACGCCAAATCCTTATAACCAAAATAAAAGTTGGCAAAATGAAAATAAAGTAGATTTTGTATCTGCAAATGAAGGTTTATATTTTGAAGAACCTACTAAGAAAAATAAACTTTTTAACAGCAACGATATTACTGATATTGAAGCTGAAGGTAATGTTAATACTGAAGAGTTAGATACTGATAAGGATAAACCTTATAAAAGACCTAATTATAAAAAAAGGTATGACGACCTTAAAAAACATTATGATACTAAACTTAATGAGTTTAAAATCAGAGAACAAGAGTTGATAGAAGAAGCTAGTAAAAATAGAACAGAATATCAAGCTCCTAAAACTGAAGAAGAACTAGAAGAGTTTAAGAAAAATTATCCTGATGTTTTTGAAGTTGTAGAAACTGTTGCACATATGCAATCGGAGTCTAAAGCAAAAGTTCTAGAAGAACGCCTTAGTAAACTCCAACAGCGAGAACAAGAGTTAATACAAAAAGATGCAGAAAAGAGACTATATGATAAACATCCTGATTTTGAAGATATTAAAAACAGCGATGATTTTCATACATGGGCAAAAGAGCAACCTGATTCTATTCAGAAATGGATATACTCAAATGCTGATGATGCCGATTTAGCTTCTCGTGCTTTAGATTTATTTAAAAAGGATTTAGGTATTGAACCTGTTAAAACTAAGTCATCTTCTAAAAAGACTAAACAATCTGCTGCAGATATGGTTTCTACTAAAACAACAAGTGTAGAACCAAAGCAACAGAAAGTATGGTCTGAAAGGGAGATTGCTGCCATGAGCATGGATGAGTTTGATAAATACGAAAAGGAAATATCAGATGCTATGCAAGAAGGCAGAATCGTAAAGTAAACTATATAACATAAAGGAGAATGTATCATGGCTCAATTTTTTGAACCCTCAACCGATACTAATGCTAACTTTGCTAACTCCGTAAGTGGACAAACTAATAGTTTCTTTCTACCTAAGATTTACTCTAAAAAGGTTTTAAACTTCTTTAGAAAATCCTCAGTAGTAGAAGCTATCACCAACACAGATTATGCTGGTGAAATATCTGCTTTCGGAGACTCAGTAAGGATTATCAAAGAACCAGTTATCTCTGTCTCTGATTATACAAGAGGTAGTGATACTACTGCAACTAAACTAACTGACCAAGAAATCACATTGGTTGTCGATAGTGCTAAAGCTTTCAAATTCATCGTAGATGATATTGAAACAAATATGTCACATGTAAACTTTAAAGAAGTAGCTTCAAGTTCTGCAGCTTACGCTTTAAGAGATTCATATGATGCTGCTGTTATCGCAACTATGTTTGATGGAGTTTCTAGTTCATCACCTGACCATGTGTTAGGTACTGACAATGCTACCGACTTAGCTGCCGGTACATTTGATGGAACTGGTAACCTTGATATAGGTTTCGGCTCTAGTGAGCATGACCCAATTGATGTTTTAGCTAGAATGGCAAGACTATTAGACGAACAAGATGTACCTGAAGAAGGTAGATGGTTCGTTGCTGGTCCTGACTTCTACGAAGTATTAGGTCAAGCTTCTTCTAAATTGCTATCTGTAGACTTCAACGCAGGTCAAGGTTCAATTAGAAATGGTTTAGTATCTAGTGGAAAACTAAGAGGATTTGATATGTACAAATCTAACAACATTGCCTCAACAACTAATGCTGCTGGTAAATGTATGGGTGGTCATATCAGTTCTACTGCAACTGCTAACACAATCCTTTCAACAGAAGTCCTAAGAGACCCAAGTTCTTTTGGCGACATCGTGAGAGGTCTTCATGTCTATGGAGCAAAAGTTCTTAGACCTGAAGCATTAGTAAGTGCTTTCTACGGTATTGATTAAGAATAATCATTCGGGGGAGTCTTCGGACTCCTCCATTTTTAAGGGATAATTATGAAACATAATGAACAACAAGAAACAGGTAATCCAAAACCTAGTGGAAACATTTCTTACTACGAATCTTTAAAAGAAAAAGAAGAAATGTGTAAAGACATGGCTGGTTATAACGAAAGTTTAAGACCGGGTTACTATAACGAAAAAAATAAAGTGGAGAAATAAAATGGCAGGACATTTAAAATCAGAGGATACACCAAACAAAAAGAAAAAAATGATGTACGGAGGAATGACTCGTAAGAAAAAAATGTACGGAGGAATGACTCGTAAGAAAAAAATGGGTGGTGGTATGATGAACAAAAAAAGAATGGGCATGGCTATGGGTGGTGCTATGGAAGTTCAGAAGCCTAACTAAACATGAAAGTTGCAGCACCTAAAGGCTATCATTGGATGAAATCCGGTAAGTCTTATAAATTAATGAAAGACCCTTCGGGTGGATATAAACCTCATAAGGGTGCAAGTAAAACAGCAAACTTTTCAATACAAAAGGTACATAAAAAATAATGGCTACAACATATTTAGATTTAACTAACGAAGTTCTTCGAGAACTAAATGAAATCCCACTAACTTCTGCAAACTTTGCAAACGCTGTAGGTTTTCAAAAGTTTGTCAAGGATGCAATAAATAAATCTATATTTGATATAGCTAATCAAGAACCACAGTTACCTTTTTTTAGTGCTGGTGTAAGTGGAAGTACAGACCCTTTCTATGGTAATACAACAGTAGCAACTGTAGCAGGACAAAGATTT